ATTACTCCATAGGATAAGTGACAGTAGGAGGATACCAATCTTTGCCATATAACCTCACAAATACTTCTGGTTTTAATTCATACCATGCTCTTAATGCAGCATCACCAATAGCACCGTTTATAGGGCAAGCACTTCCTGCCTGTAACATTGCTTCAAATACACGTTCATCTTGACATAAAACGCCAACAGCCGCAACCTTTAAACCTAAATCATTTAATACTTTAGAGAGCTTGATACGCTCACAGTTTTCGTCTGTTACAGTAGCTCCACCAGATATTGAGATAACGCCTGTATTAGCTCCACCACTAACTCCAGATTTACACATATCATTACTGAAAGCACTAATGCTAGGAGACATAGCAGATGGGACAGGCATCCCAGAATATTTGATAGTAGTTTCATTAGAAAATGCATGATAAGCCCAAAATAGTAATACAAGTATTACCGATACAATAACGGCTTGCTCTCTCATGACATCTTGAGAGCAATATGGATTAAAATAAAAAGAATACCACCAGTCATGCCGATCATAATTCTTTCTAGTCTTGTTAGTCTCGCACAGATAGACTCATAGCGTTCCTTACATATAGCTTCATGAGTGTTCAGTCGTGCTTCTGTGTGATCCATTTCCATTCTGTTCCTTTCTGTTTTGGTACTGTGTATAAGTTTATGGGAGGGAGAGTTAGTTTGTGCCATATCATTGATTAGGCTTCAATGGGCCTAATAACCCTTGCTCCATAGCAGGGAAACCTGCACGAGTACTTACTAATGCAGGATTAATAAGTCCTGCTTGTACTCTTTCTCCAATGGTTGGTTGTCTACCTAATCTCATTAAATTTTCTAATCCAGTAGCTCTGTTTTGTGCTAATCTATTAGCAACTGCACCTGCTCCTTGACCAATCACTGGAGGAAGTGCAGCAAGTCCACCGCCAGATAAACCTAGTGTTCCTGCACCAAAAGCACCTGCACCAGCAGATAAACCAAAACTGTATTTATCAACAAATCTGTTAAGGCCTCTTAAAAAGTTTTCACCAGCTCCACCTTCAATAAGCTTTCTAATTTCAGCTTTTTCTTCTGGAGAAAATCTGTTGTATATCTTTTTATTACCTGGCCCTGCTTTAGGATCTGCTAACTGTGCAAATTTAAGTTTTATAGCTTGAGCTTTATCTTGCTTAGTTACTGCTGATCTTACTTCTGCAGATTCTAATATATCTTCTACTGCTTTTGTTTTGGCAGATTGCTTCCACAATGATCTAGCTGAGTTTAATAAGTCTTTTGCATTTTCAGGAACTTGACCTAAACCAGTTCTTTCTAATTGATTAACATCAATATTTCCTAAGAAGTCATCTATTTCATCAACCATCTGACCAATAATTCTTTTATCATTAGGTGTTACATTCGGGTCACCAAGCTTAGCAGACATGCTTTGTCTTTGCTTTTCTATCTGTTTAATACTTTGAGGACCTTTTGATCTAACAATAATACTGTTAAGCTCTGCAATAGATTCAGGTGTTTTAGTAACTGTTTGCACTCCACGAGCTTCTGGATTTCTAACGTAGACACCATTTTGGTTTTTAATCATAAAATCTGTATCAATATCAGATTGTTTAGCTATGTTTTCAATTCTATTTGATAAATCTTTTATTGATGTTCTACCAACCTGAACACCTAAGTTATCAATTTCTTGATATGCTTTACTAGCTTGGTTTTTTAATTGTTGAGAACCTACTCCTAATCTTCCTTTTTGAGCAAATGGAAGTGTACCTAATCCAGCAGCTAATCCTGCTCCCATTCCTAATAATGGAGAGCCTGTTGTTTCTGTTACTGCTTGTGTTGTACCTGCACCAACACCTCCTGCTACTGTTTGTAATGTAGGTTGCTGACCTAATGTTTGAGAAACTTGTCTTGTCACTGGACTTTTAGCTGTTTGTGCTAAATTAAGCAATGATTTGGCTTGACCATAAGCACCGCCAGCACCTTCACCTACAGCTTGCATAGATCTTTCTAATGTAGTTTCTGGTTCTGGAAAACCTAATTTAGTAAGGCCTTGTTGAGCTAATTGATATGGAGATCCTACATCTACTCCTGGAATCATGTTAAGACCAGATGCTACTAATTCTGCAGCTGGTAATACCATAGAACCTGCTAATGCACCTACTGGATTACCTCCTGTTACAGCACCACCTAAAGTTGCACCAGCCAAAGGAATAGCTACACCCCTAGCTAAACTGCTAGGAACTCTACCTATCTTTTCAGCCATAGATCTTTCCATATCTACAGCCCTTGGCGTAACAGATTTGTATTGCTTTGGTTTTACTGTAATTCTAGGAGTAACACTTTTATATTCTTTTTCTGCCATCTATAGCTCCGATTTATGGGAATATTGGATCAACTAAATAGTTGTATTCCTTGTTTACTTCATTTGTTAAATTTCCTTCTTTATCCTTGAATAATGCAGTTCCATCAGACATAACACTAAATACTCTGTTTGTATCTGGGTCTATAATTTCATTAATTGGATATGCTTCACGAACATCAACAGGAAATAATTTTTTCTGTTTTTGGTAACCGTCTAAATCACCTCTAGATAATTTGTCATTATATTTATTAGCTGCTTTTCCAATTTTATTGTTACGCATAATAGCCATTTTAGTTAAAGTTTCATCTGTTAATGTAATATCACCAGTCATAACTTTTTGCAAAAATTCTCTTTCTGCTGGAGTATCAAGACCTCTAGCACCAATACCTAAAGCACCAATCAATGGAAATACCTGAGATCCTAATGCTGCATCTAAAAGTTCAGTGGTAGTTTTTTGATCTTTTAACTGACCCTTTTCGTTAAAGAAATCAATTTTAACACCAGCAAGTGCATTTTCTATTTGAGATAATCTTCCAGTCATTGGATTACCTTCTTTAATTAAGTTAATAATCCTATCGTTATCTTCTATATTCATTGGTAATTGTTCTGCATTTTGAACCAATTTAATATCTTCTGTAACAAGTTGTTTAGCTAGTTCCCCAGCATACGTGGCTTCTGTATTAAATCTAATAGCACCAGCTTGTTTATTTTTTCTAGTCCATTCAGTAAAGTCATCTGTGATAGGCGTGCCCTTTCTTTCTGCATCTTGGACAGCTAACATGTATTCTCTATAATCAGATGGTACTAGCTCATATTGTTTTGTTTGTGCTTCTTGTACAGCTTTAGCTAAATCTAATTGTGTTTGAAAGCTTTGTTGTGCAGTTTGAACTACGCCTTGAGCTGTAGGTACACCAAACTGTAAATAACTTTGGGCTGCGTAAGGTAAAATACTTCCATACCCTTTGTTTCTTGGCATAGCAAATAAACCTAAACCAGTCATAAGAGCTGCACGCTTAGTAGCTTCATTCTGCAAGTTTTGTAATTGAGACGTATCTAATACACCTCTTAATGCACCAGTATTTGCCATAAACAAGTTAGGTAAATTAAAACCTTGGCTAGTTTGTCCTGTTGTTTGTCCTGTTGTTTGTCCAGCAGTAGGAACAGCAGCTTGTGCTATTTTTTGTGGATCTACTGTCTGAATTGGAAAGAATTGTTCTGCCATATTTATTCCTTAGTAGTAAAACATTTGTCTACCACCCACACCTCTGGGCGATACTGGATATAGTGAATCAGGTGAGTAGGTAACTCTTACTGGGTCTGTTTTAAGACCTGGAACTCTACCTGATGGGTTTCCTTGATTAGGGGTAATTGTTGCACCTTCCATGCCACTTGCTATGACAGGTGGTCTTTGAGGTGGCTGTAGCATACTCATAGCTGCCATATTTGCACCCATATTAGTCATTGTAGGATAGTTTTCTGCAAAATCACCTACAGGGCCAAATAGTTCATTTGCACCTTGAGTAACGCCTTGTGTAATTTTATCCATAAGTGATAAAGGCGTATTTCCTGATCCAGTCAATATTCCATTCACTTGTGGAGCTTGTAGTAGAGATTGGTTTAATGTTGGATTTCCTAATATACCTGGAGCTACTTGATTTGCAGCTTTAGATACAGTATCTGGTAATAAAATAGGATTAGGTCCTCCAATTAAATCGTCAAAAAATCCACGGCCTCCGTATATAGCCCCAGCTAAACTACCTAACTGTCCGCCTCTTTTACCAAACAATGCTCTTCCAGCTACATTACCTACAATAGTAGGAATAAACATGCTTCCAATACTTCCTAATAAAGCCATTATTTTACTCCTTTAATTTTACCAACAAGGTAACATAGTGGTTCAAAGATTGCTCTATAGATGCGACCTAATGTATCTCGTTTTTTACCTTTAGACTCTTGATAGATGTCTTTAGTACGATGTTTAACAAGATGCTCAAGAACTGTTCTAACAGCTTTGTTATACCACTTATTACCCATTTTATATGAGATTTTAACGAGTGGTAAGAACAATGCGTGATAACCAACTTCATGCTCTTTCTTGAGTTTTTCTTGTGAGTATTTAAGCCAGATAGCATTTCTAAATGAACCGAATCCATATGCTTGATTCATCGCTGTACATATAATTTTTCCACCGCTATCTGTTTCTTGTGTTGTAGTTGACTGAATAGGAACAGGAGCACCATATACAGCACCAAGATAAGCTGATAATTTTTCGTATGGTTTTTGTTGACCAAAATTAAATCTAGCAATGTCACCTTCTAATGCAGCTTGATCGTAGGCTTCTCTGCCTTGACCAGCTTGTAATAACTGATTGATATCAAAATAATCAGCTTGAGCCATAGCTGGAGCACCCATAGCTGCAGCTTCTTGACGACCACGTTCACTTGCATAATTTTGATAAGCTAATTGACCAGCTTGTCCAGCCAATGCATTAGCAAGGTTTTGTTGTGATCTTGATTCTAATTCTGTTTGAGCACCACTTCCATATCTACCACCCATTGATAAATTACTTCTAGCTTCGTTGATAGCATCATAATATGCTTGTTGAGTAGCTTGTTGTGCAGGTCTTAATGCAGCTTGTAAGTATGGATTAGCACCTAAATATTGTCCACTTACAGTTTGTTGTTGTTGTGTTTGAGCTGCTTGAGTAAGAGGGCTACCTGCTGTAGCTCTTTGTTCCATTAAATTTAATCCAGCTAATGTTTGTTGTGATGGATCTAAATATGTTTGTCCTGGATAATATTCTGGGCCTGCACCTTGATATAAACCCTTTGCCTCATTTAGGCCGAAGGTTACATAAGGCTTTAACCATTCTGGAATGTCTTGTGTTGTTTGAGACGATCCACCACCGCCATCACCGCCACCGCCAAAGAGACCACCGCCGCCTCCCCAAAATGTACACATTCTAACGGATAGTGTTAATATCTTCCAAAAATTTAACATAGTTTACTCCAAAGGTAATTCATAATAAATAAAACGAGGTTTATAACCATCTTGCTCAAATACTTTTCCCCAACCTTTGCGACCATAAGACTCTATAACGTTACAACCTGCTTCTTTAGCAAATGATTGTAATGTTTTTAGCATATCGTCTTTCCAATTATTAAGATGTACGCCACCTGTAAAGTGCATCATAAGTGTTTTCATTTGGGGATATGTAACGATTTCAGTTACGACAAATCCATAGATTTGAACGCCTTTGTAGGCAATCCATAGTTGTTTGTCGGTATGATAAATTAAATCTTTAATGTCTTTAGCATTAAATCTTCCATAAGTATATTTTGCTGATTTTTCTATATACTCATGTATTGCTTTAAAGCAAGGAATGTAGTCTTGCTTAGGCACAAGTGATATGTTCATTAGCCGATTATAACATATCCCCATGTATTATTCGATACACTATTAGGTAAATGTGTAATTGTTGCCTGACCTTTTTGTCTATCACTAATGTATGGTTGTAATCCTGTTCCAGATGTTTGACTAGGAAATGCCATACATAATGTCAATGCTACAGATGGTATGCTAGGTCTATTATAAGGTGATGTAATTGCTGCACCTGATGTTAATGAAACTACAGCATCATCAACTGCACATACTGCTTCTATATAATCATTTGCATCTAAATCTAATGGGTGTTTTACATAAGCTACAGCAGCACCATTGACAGAACCCTGTTTATCAGGAACTGTAATGTTTGTGCAAGAATGTGGCACATCTGTTCCATTCACTCTAAACCATACATACGCATTGTGTATTTGTGAATCTGTGTTATTAAACCGACATAATAAGTCAACATCATAACAACCTGCATAATCCACTGTAATCTGGTTACTATCTAATGACATTCCATATTCTTTTTCTGCATCAGAAATAGTTATCACTGTAGGTGTATTAGCAGTAAATGTTTGTGTAGTATCATCCTCAAACAAACCATGAGGTAATTGATAACCAGTAGATGCACTTCCTATTGTTAATGGTGCTAATAGTATTTGTGAATCAAAACCAATACGCTCATTGTAAATAGTTGTAGTTGTTGCACCACCTGTTGCTAAATCAAATGTGCCTGTGTTATTAGTCTTACCATTCATCGCATTGTTTACGACTTCTGATATTTCACGAGGTGTTCCACCATTGTATGGTAATACACGAAACTGATTTGACATTATCTTAAACCTCTAGGTGTAATATCTACATCAACTCCTATGGCTGATGTCCAATTACCTGTAGGAGTTACACTTAATCTATGATAACGACCAGAACTTCTTAAACTAGCTCTGTTTTCATCATCTGTTGTTACAGAAGAACTATAAGTAATTGCATCATCTAACATCTTGCGTGATGCTACTTGTATTGTTGATGAACCATTATCTATTTGTGTTCTTGCTAATGTAATCGTGCTGTTGAATCCTATTTCTATGTCTTGTGTGACAATATTAGCAGTTGAACTAGAGCCATTAAATGCTACGATATATTGACCACGAGTGCCTTTTAATGTGGCAATACCACCTGCCCAAATACTACTATCGAGTGATGCAGGTAATGTATCTATCGTACCAAAGTTATCTAATGCTTCTAATGTTGTGGTTGCAGTTGCTGCATATGCCATTGTGGTTACGTCTGTTTCTGCTCGTGACCATTTTTGTATTTGCCAGTTATACATAATAAGTTCACGACCACCTGTTGCTTTAGGATAATTCCATACCACTAATTTGTTTACAGGGTCAATAGAAGAACTAATTGTTGATAATGAATTGTAGTCAAGATTATCAAAAAAATATCTATCTACTTTTTCTACACCGATTGGAGTTACGACATTACCATCTGTGCTATAGAATCCATCATCTGCTAACCAAAAACTTGTAGCACCAAATTGAACAATAGAGCCACTAGCAATACAACCTAAGTTTCTAGCAATAGTGTCGAATTGGAAAAATAATGGACTGCCAATATAAGACATTCGCACCACAGCTTTTTCTAAGAAGATAACACCAAACTCACCACCTGTGATACCTTGAATGGTATTTCCATCTGGCAATAATTGATAATCAGATTGTGATGCACTACCACTTGTCCAGTCAGTAAAATCGTTAATATCTGACCATTGAACTTTGTTAGCTACACCACCTACATTAGCAACTACAACAAAATCTCTCACTGTTGTAATGTATTTAGCTACAGGTGCATCAGCACTTGCATCTTCAAAAGATACAGATTGGTTTACTTCCCAATATTGCACTTTGCTATTATTATCAACAGCTAAGACATTTGGACCGAACTGTGTGAATCTCCATTGTGAAGCATTGTATGTATCACGATATACACGACCACTATCAGCAACACTAACAATATCAGTACCTGTTTGTGCATAAGTAAATGTAGTCGTTGTAGGAACACTAGCCACAGTAAATGTGCCATTGATGCCTGTATTTGTTGTTGCACCTACTACCACTGAATCACTAACGCTATATCCATGGTCTGTCGTTGTTGTTACAGTAACGACATTAGATGTTCTTTCAATATTAGAAATAATGCGACTAGATTTAGATACGTTGATATGGTTTACACCATTGTATTGATATAGTTTAGTTGCACTGCCTGAGAATAATTGTGTTACATCATCAAACTTACCTGATACTGTTGCAATTAAATTTTCACCAGCAGCAGAACCATAATTTTGTGCAGTAGGAAATGGTTTATAGCCAACTTGATTTGGCATTACATTTTTAGCATCTACTAATGCACCCACTGATGATGGTTGGTCAGGTAACCACTCTGTAAATACTATCCTTTGCGTAGCCATGTGTCATTATTTCCTGTAATTTCTGTCCAAGTTTCAGTACCTGTTGATACTGCTGTCCATGTTTCTGTGCCTGTTGCTGTATCAGTCCATTCTTCACCTAATACATAACCTGTCGCATTAGCAAATGCTTCAGATGTTATTGCACCACCAGCAGACCATATTACATTTGGTAAAGATGATACTGTAGCGTTAGCAGATACATCACCTGAACTATGTTGTATTCTGTATCCGATTGCAGTAGATGTAGCATTAGCATTTACATCACCATTTCTACTATAGATAGCTACACCATTAGCTGTAACAGATACATTAGAGAATATTACTCCTGATGCTCTAGCTAATGAATATCCATCACCACCCACCATAGCATATGCAGATATATCAGCGTTGCCTAATCTTATTCTGACACCATTAGATGTAACAGTAGCGTTAGCATTAATAGAACCACTACCAAGAAATAGAATACTACCTAATGCTGTTGCTGTTGCATTGGCTGTGATTGTACCACTAGCTAATGCTAAAGAATATCCGTCAGCAGTAACTGTTGCACTAGCTGATACATCACCTATTCCTAAATATAATTTAGAGCCTAAAGCCGTAGCTGTTGCAACTGCATTAACATCACCAATACCTAAATGAGTAGTGCTACCTAATGATGAATAAGGTGCTTGTGAAAATGCGGTTAGACCGAACATTTATTACTCACAAGATAAAGATTTTAATTCATCAACAGTTGTTACGCTATCAACAGTATTTGTAATATCACGAAGTCTTTGTTTTTCAGCAACAATAGCAGATGTGTCTGCACCTGTTTCTTGTGCTTTAATAAACA